TCGTGATATTTATTGCAAGGTTTTTTTAACTTAATGATTCATATGGATTTTTAAGCACTATAAAACGATAGTGAACTAAGAATGCAATACACACAGCAATACGCAGAGAGGAAGCTCGACAATCTGCCATTGGCAACTAACCTATCAATTTCACAAAGTTATGCCAAAATACTTTCGATGCAAGATCGTAGCTACTGAGAAATTTATTTCATATAAGAACGAGGCACTCGAAAGCTATCATTGTACATATTCCATTGAGCCATAAAGAAAAAGCATCAGAGCTAATCTAATGCTTTATTCTCATCGAATATCAATACTCTGGTAAATTTTCTAAATTGTCTTTAGCAGTACGATTAGGTTTAGTAGTAATATAATCCACTCCGTTAACACGATCCTTTACCACTTCCTGCCCTTTTTTCCAGTTTCCATTACTAGAAAAAATTGTACAAAACACATAACCAACGTTAATCCTATCAACAATCCATTGTCGGCTCTGTGATACTCCCGCTGCAACAGTATCCCCGTTATCTACATGCACAATTACATCTGTTATATGTGTATGTGCGGTATTATATCTGACTTTAGAAATCAGATAATGAGCCCATTTATCAACCATATGTCACCTGAAGTTTGAACAGGAAAGCTCCTGCAATATTTATATAACTCTAAACTGGCAAACTTCCCATTGAATTAACTAAAAAAATGATCCCAATCAACATTGAGATGCTATTGATTAGCAAATAAATAAATCAAATTAAACTAATTTTATTGCTAACTCTCTTTCCCCCAGACACGTAAAAGTATGTACAACCTAAATTGCTCACCCACCCTTACCTCGTATTAACAAATTACTGTTTTATAAAATCATCATAAAATTAAGGATATAACGTTTGAACAAACTGATATAAAACTCAAATACCATTAAATGTCGCTAGTCGTTGTTTGTGACTGTCACTCATATCAAAAGCAAAGTCTTCGTGCTCAGACTGGAAAGTACCAAACGCCATCAACGCTGATACAGCGGGGTCGATCTTGTTTGAGGATTTCTTCTTGTTAGGCTTGATATTGGCGTTGGCGTCGGACTCCATCACCACGTTACCAATCGCCCAGGACAGAACAGGATCGCCACGATGACGCACAACTCTGCGGTTGACGAATACCTCAAAGGATTTCGCGACCGGGCTGAACTTGAGATAGGTTTGAGGAAACGGCTCCACATCGAGGCCGGCTCCCTGAAGCTGAGTGCGTAGATGCGTGGCGTTCCAGGTATCGAAGCCCACCAACCTGACATTGAAGATTTCAGCGTCGCGCAGGATATCGTCACGAATGCGGTCATAGTCGATACAGTCGCCGGGTGTGGTGCGTATCCAGCCCGCTTTCACCCACTGGCGGTAGATAGCGCGGTTTTTGTTGGCGACGTTAAGCAACTGCGCTTCCGGCAGATAATGGCGGGTCAGCAGGCGGATCTCCCTGTCGAACGGGAAAGCGTAGCTCACGCTGGTGATATCGCTGGTTGAGGACAGGTCAAATCCTGCGTAGCACTCCATCCCTGCAAGATCTTCTTCGGTATAGTCGAGCGCACAGGCGTCCCATGCACCGGCCCCCATCCACGGAGTGGAGCCCTGACACCAAATATTGAAACGTTTGGTCAGCATTTCCACCCACTGCGACGGTATGCCCCGCGCTTTCTGGAGGGTGGACTCCAGTTTCGCCGCGTCAACGGACACATGCAGGTTAGGGTTAGCCTTGATCCACATTTCAGGCTGCTCAACCTCGCTTTCGTCGTCCAGCTCGTAGATCAGGACAAACAGCGAATCGTTACTCTCCTCCCCGGCCAGAATCTGGCAGCAGTAGTCATAATGCTGTTTGCAGGCGGAGACAACATTACTTCCGGCGGTCGTGATGGCGAACAAAATCGCCTCCGGTCGTGCGCCCATCCCCAGCTCAAGCGCGGAATAAACGCCGTTATCGGGGTGAAGGTGGTATTCATCGACAATCGCCAGGCTGGGGTTAGTCCCCTCAATGGTGGCCGCTTTCGCCGCCAGCGGCTTCAACAGGCTGTTGCTCTTTGGATAAATGACCTTGTGCGCCTGAATATTGACGCGCTTTTTTAGCGGTTTTGACAGCAGGCACATCTGGCGGGCATCGTCGAACACGATTCGGGCCTGATCCCGACTCACCGCCGCCGTGTAGATATCCTGCTGGCCCTTCTCCATTACCAGAAACCAGTTAGCCAGCATGGCGGCTACGGTAGATTTGGCATTCTTGCGCGGCACTTCAATAAAGGCGCTGCTGTACTTCCGGCGGCCTGATTTCCTGACTTTAAATCCCAGCAGGTTAGCAAAGGCAAATTGTTGCCACGGCTCCAGTTCAATAGGCTGGCCGCGCAGCGGTCCTTTGACGTGAGGACAGAGCCGGGAGAACGCAATAAACCGCTCTACGGTCGCCGTATCGAACTCATAACGGGGGTCACTCAGGTCTGAAAAGTACCTTTCCACGGCCTGTTTTACGCGCTTACAGGCCGGAATTTCGCCCGTTTTTATCGCGTTTGCGTACTCATCCCAGACGGTCAAGCTCGTCTTCCTCTTCCGTTTCTACAGGGTTACGACGGCGGCTTACCGGATCAAAGCCCAGCAGCGACGACATTTTAATCATGATTTTTTCAGCATCGGCCTTTGCACTCAGCGCCGGATTCCGGCTCTCGCCGCCCTGGCTGTTAATAATGCTGAACCCACGGCTGGCAAGGTCTTCCACGGCTTTGCGGTACAACGAATAGTTGACGCAAAAAAGCTCAAGGTTATTCCAGTCGGCGGGAGTCAGATCCCCGCGCTCCGCCAGTTGCTTCGCCTTTGCTTTCCACTGCTGCGCGGCTAGCTCATCAAGGTAAGCTGGCGGTTTTGGTGGTCTTGCCATAAAAATTTCTCGTTTCCATCGCGTTTTATTTTCAAAAAAATTACCGAGCGTAAAAATTTGAGGGGGCGGGTGGTTCCTCGCTGAGAGGGGTTTGTCCTGAAAACCTCCCCCACCCCGTCCATTCGGCCTGTCAGCGGTTGCGAGAGCATTCCATGAGCTCCCGGTCACGCTGGCTCATGCGCTTTGCTGCGGGCTTCTTATGCACTCTCTGTCTGGCTGGTTGCCATGACTCACGCTGCTTTATCAGCCCACTAATCAGCCGCTGCTGTTCCTGCTCAGTCATTGTTTGCCTCATAGATCCAGTCGGTGCGATGACGTGCTGCTTCTTCCTGCTCACGGAACTTACCGGCTTTACGCTGCTGCTTCGTCACCGGGTCTGTTGTGGTTGTCTTCCGTCCATGACAGGCAGCGCATAACGACTGGTGATTACTGGCGGGCCAGAACAGCACATCGGCCTCACCCTCGATAGGGATGATGTGATCGACGATAGTTGCCGATGTATAGACGTCAGCCTTAAGACAATGGACACACAGCGGATTAGCTTTCAGAAAATGACGACGATATTCGCCCCAGCGGTTGGAGTAACCACGCTCTGTTCGCGTACCTCTTCGGCTGTCGCTTTGTCGGCGGGCATCCCGCTTATGCTCGTCACACTTGCCAGACTTCACCCGTTTATTACATCCCGGCTCAGTGCATCGGCGTAGTGGTTGCCACGGCATCAGTACACCCCCACATCACGATAGACAGACCACAACGCAGAGACAGCCATCGGTATCTCTTTGGCGTCAGTATCACCAATCATCGTGCGGTACTCGTAAAGCTGAGATACGTACATCAGACAGCCAATCCTGATAGCTGGCGTAAACTCCAGCCCGTTATCAAACCGCTTGCCGATATGCTTCTGGCAAACCTCCAGCGCCGCATCGATGTATGCCTGTATCAGCGTGTCTTCATAATCATCATCAATACGGCAATGCAGCTTTGCTTCTTCCAGACCAATTAACTCATTCATTGAAAATGCCTCCCTTGCACAGCAGCTCAAGCCGGGTGTGATCCACATCAGGAATGATGGCCACAATGCCGTAAACCTGCCCCCGGACATTTGGCGAGCGGTACAAAATGCGATTTGCGGTGGTGATATCGTCGCGGTAGCGCGTCCAGATTCGTACAGTGGCTTCGGAGTAGAGCGCCCCGGAAGACATACGCTCACGCCCACTTATAGCGCGGATTTCAGCCCAGACGGTGGCAAGGTCAGACCACACATAGATAACCTGCCCCATCTGATCACGGTGAGATTCTGACTTCTGAAAAGTGACGCGGCGTTTCATCTTTCCGGCTCTCATTCGTCACCGTCCTTGTTGTCCTTACTGACCTTCACTTCCTGCTTCCATGCCTGACTGTATTCGTCGCCACCTTCACGCGGTGGCATCCCTTCGCGTTCGCGGGCTTCGTTCGGGTTCATGATCCCGTTCTTGATACCGCGCTCATAAGTTGCGTAACGTTCGGTTGGAGTGGCTCGAAGAAGATCGGCAGAGTCGAACTCCACCTGATAACGGATTCCGGGTACAGGCGATGCCACCAGCAACGCGGATTTAATCTGCTGCTCAAAGTTCGCCAGCCACGGGCGCATTGTCATGGTAAGAAAGGCGCGGCTCGCCTCACTAAAATTGCTGTAGGTGCTGTTGCTGTATTCCTGCAGGAAGATGGGAGAAACGTTAAACATGCGGGCAATATCTTCAATGGTGAAGCGACGGGAAGCCAGCCACTCAGCATCCTGATTGCTCATGCCAAGCTGCTTATAGTCCATGCCACCTTCAAGGATCGGCGTTTTCCCGGCGTTTCTGGCACCTTTGTAGCGTTCCAGTGCGTCCAGAGCTTGTTTGCCCTTTAAGCTGTCGAGCCATTCAGCAGTAGTGACCACGCCAGCCGCCATCATGCCATCTTTCATAATGCTGGCACCGTGGCGCTGCTGAGCGAGGCCCAGCCCCAACGCCTCACGGCAGACGGTGATCGGCGAACGCCCCAGAAAGCCATCGTCGGTGGAGTAACGCAGGTGCAGCATCTCTTCCTGCAAGTAGGTGCGCACAGCCCCCGTAAACGGTTCAGTAACGGTGTATTTGTACTTATGCTGGCCGATACGTTCGGGAACAACCGCCCCCGGCGCATACGGATGCAGGGATTGCGGCTGGCCGTCACGGCCCCACTGGATCACCGCATAGGCGTTACCATTCAGCAGGCAGTGGCGCATCATCGTGCGTTTAAACTGGTAAGGCGTCTGGCAGTCGTTAGGCTGTTCGTTCAGGAGAAAATCCACCGGGTGATTGCTCAGCCACTCCCGCGCCTCTCGTCCTTTATCATTTCGTACCCGATAGAGGTAACAGGGCATTGTCGCCACAGCTTCACTGATAACGGAAACAGCATTCATCACCGCCGGCAGAGATTCCGCAGTACCCGCAGACACGTACTCGCCTGATCCGGTATTTGGAATCCCTGCCATCGCCAGAAACTCATCAATGGTCATGCTGCGCTGCTCGGAGGGTTCAGACTTACGGCCAAACGGCCAGATATTCCACATATCAAAGCCCCGCTAATTCAGCCCAGCGGCGACGATTATCGCCAGCGCGACGCAGTTCAGGATGTTGGGAGAAAAGCGAACGGTGCGCGATTTCCACACCAGATTCAGGATAAGCAGGCATAGACGTAACTGTGATTTCCCGCAGGTCGGCAGCTATTACAGTACGTAGGTACGGAGACTGGCCGATATCCCACGCCTCTTTCAGCGCACGGAAACCAAAACTCATGCCGGAAATATCCCCACGTTCCACCAGCTCCAGCACATCATTCCCAAGCTGGGTATTCGGCGGGGTCAGCTCGAAGCGCAGCCCGGTATCGTCCTCGGACAGCACCAGCGTGCCGGATTTAGTGCGCCCCAGCAGTTGGGTATAGTTATGCTCGTACAGTGCACGCACATCGCTACCGGATGCCAGACTGTCTTTAAACGCTCCCGGCGCGAACTGCTCACGGAATTCATCCCAGATAACTTCTGACAGGCTGTTCCAGCGCACGGCATAGCCCACCAGCTTTTTGTTGCTGGCGCTCAGCTCAGAGGTTCGGATTTCAAAATCGATTGTTTTCATTACTGGACTCCACAGAGGGCAAAAGGGGCCGAAGCCCCTTAAACGTCAGATCAGGAACCGGAGCCGGAAAGCTCAAGCACCTTGATGGCGCAGGAGTCCACCACGCCGCCGCCCAGGTATTTATCGGTATGCACCTTGTAGAAACCCGGTTCGGTGATATTGTCAGGACGGGTGCGCACGCCTGTGGTGTGATCGACAATGAAGTAACCACGCTTAAAATCGCCTACCGCCAGAAATGCTTCTCCCGGAGCCGCATCGGGCATAGTTTCCAGATACTGAACCGGACGGCCCAGCAGCGTATCAGGAGAGTCAGCGACCAGACGATCGCGCCAGATATAGTCCCCGTTATCGTTTTTCAGCTTCTGAAGCGTGGCCGCAGTATTCGAGTTCATCACCCATACGGCATTCTTGCGGTATTTTGCTTTCAGCTTGTATAGCAGGTCGATCAAACCATCTGAGTTAACAGCAGCAGTTTCCATTTTCTCCAGCGTACCGAACGGGCGGGTTTTATCGCTGGTGGACACACGGTCATAAGCCAGAAAGCCTTTAGCCTTCTTCACCCCATCGCCGTTAACAAAATCATTTTCTTCAGTAGCGCTGAAGGTGTCGGAGATTTCAGAAGATAACCAACCCAGAATATCCACCTCGGAAAAATCGAGGATCTCCTGAGTGGTTTTCGGGTATGCATAGATCGGGCTGAGTTTGATATCCACACGTTCCATTCTCGGTGTGGTAGTTTCGGCACGTGCTTCACCTTCTGCCCCATGCTTAACAACAGCACCGCCCACAGATACCAGTTTCTGGTATTCGTTGGTTTTGGTTGTCTTCACTGTCGCGATAGATCGCATCACGCTATCATCCTGCAACTGGCGCATGATCTCTTTGTCCAGCTCAGGGATAACGGTATAGCCGCCATCAGCCTGTACCAGCGTGGAGAGAGAACGGGTATCACCGGTCATGATGTAGTGCCGCAGTTCGTCGTTGCTTACTGGCTCACCTTCAACGGAAGTACCAGGCAGATTTCGCTGAACGTCGGCAACGGCTTCAAGACGGGTGATTTCAACTTCAAGCGCATCAGCCTGGGCACGGAGTTCGTCGAACTGCTTGCCCTCATCATCGTTCAGGCTGCGCTTTTCGGTGTCGGCTTTATCCAGCATGGAACGCATCCGGGTTTTGAGTGCGGCTTTCTGCTGGCGTAATTCGAGTAATTTTTTCATGAGTGGTTTCCGTAACAATTAACGTTAAGACGTGAAACCAGCGCGGGAAGGGGTAAGGCCGTTTAACCTTTTTCTGACTCTCTCAGGCTGTACTCACTACAGCTTGATTAAACGGCCTGTGGCGGCTCACGTCTGAGTGCCACTCTTTAAGTTATACATGAAGTTTCTTAAGTAAACCCCACCCGCTTTATAAAAACACCCATGAATACATACAAACAAATAATTTACACTTATTTCCCATGGCATTTTTTATATTTCTCACCGGAACCGCAGGGACATTTCTCATTACGACCAACTTTGGGTAATTCTATTGCAGCAGAAGAACGCTTCATGTTCGGCCCAACATTCCTTTCCGATAAAAAATTAGTCAGAACCATTTGTTCCCTCATTAACTCCTTCGCCAATCGTCTCTCTTCTCTTGTTAAAGTGTTTGAAGTGTTAAAGTAAATTATATCTTCCGAACGACCCTCTGCATCTTTAGGCTCTGTAGCGATTATTATCAATTCTTTTATTTCAGGATATTTATAATTAGCCACCAATGCGTATGAGTGCATACATCCCTGTCTTTCCTGACGGTACTCATCATATCCTTGCCCCCGGTCTCTAGGAAAAAAAAGGAATAAGTAATACTTTCCTTTAAAATCAGGAGACTCTATAATTCTCGCACTCCTGCGATCTTTCGGGACTTGTTTTAACTTATCAAGAAAATTATGGGACAAAATATATCTAGAATATCTACTTTCAGATGCCAATTGCCTTAAAACCATCTCATGAACACCAAAGTCCATATTTTTTCCAGCACCAACATTTGCAGACAAAATTGAATCAGAGAATGTTTTTATCATTTCATCCCAAAAAACACTTCCGATTTTAAAGGAGCAATGAGTTGCATATTCAAATGACTCTATTAATTCTTTCCACCTATATTCATCAATCATAACAATAGAATTAGCAGGGATATCATCACTATTTACAATCGTTTTATTGTTTAAAATGTATGTTGCTAGTGTCTCCTCCTCCCCAATGCTTGTGTGCAGCGTACCATTTCTGACTACCCTTTCCTTCTCTGCTAAGTAGCCTATGAAGTCATTTATAGTATCTAACTCAGTTAGAAGCAATTTCAAAGAGACCTCATCTAAAACATGCACAAATGTTTTACTTGGGTATAAATCTCCTACACAAAATGGTTTATCCATGCAATCAGAAGCGTTAAATGGGAAAATATTCACAAACGTCCCTGAACTTCCTTCTGATATACCATCGAAATATCTCTTCGCTTGCACACAACTATTGTTTGTAACTGCAATTAAAAAAAAACGCATATGATCAAGAAATTCAACTGGGAATTTTGTTGTGCATACTTCATCTAAAAACAATCGTTCAGGATACTCCTTAATGAACTTTTCAGCGCCATACAATTGTGTTACAGAACCAACAACAGACTTTTTAAACCATCTTTTCCAAGCTACAGAGATATCAATGTTGTCATGAAACTTATTGTCTTTATCAGAAAAGATAATAACATTATTCTCAAACACTACTAAAAGGTCACAAACTTCTTTTCCTACTTTACTTTTAGTTATACCTTCATCGCTATATACATTTGGAAATGACCACAATCCTAAAAAAGTTTTATCACCCAACGATGCCAATATTTTTTCCGTACGATTGACACCAACCCTTTTAACAATCTCAGTCAACATACCATCACCACAAACATTTAGATTAAATATAAAGAAAAAACACACCATTCATAATTCATTGATCATTAGGAATATGTGAAATCCAATAGTCAACAGTGGATAAGGATTCAGATATATAATTACTTACTGTATCACTTGGCTTTACGCCTCGTTTAAGATTAACTATCGAAGATAGATAAATATCATTAATTGCGGGCTCAATAAATATTGATTCAAACTCAGTTAACATACCTTGATATTTCTGGCGCTGTAACCATTTATGGTTTCTCTCTACACGGTCCTTTAGATCAGTGATTAAAGTTGAGATATTAAGATCTCGTTTGTAAAACGGGGCCTGTATATCAAGATACCTTTCGATGACACCCAGACGCTCTTTGATTTCAATAAGCCGTTGCATCCAATACTCCGTAGCAAATGAAATTTAATATAAATATTATATGCTTAAGTATTCACCCGTTCACACCTATCTTTTTATCGTTAAAATTCATTAAGTTAAGCGGTGAACACCTCACTTTTAAGTATTCACAAGTGTTCACTTCCCCCCTTCACCTTTTAGAACATAAAACAAGCAAAAGATGAACAGGTGAATACCTGATGAATACTTCACAAAGAAGTGTTCACCATCTAATAACATGTAATAAAAGGACTTTTTACCATGATGAATAGTGGTGAACACTTTATCAATAACTTTACTCTACCTCACCACTTGCAGATATACTATTACATGATGGCATCCAGTCTTCTGAATCGTCATGCAGAGTTACATTGGAACGTATACCATGTTTAGTCTTGCGCTTTAGGTATTCCTTGCCGTACTCAGCCATTGCGCCTGGCATATCGGTTCCAAACCGCATCAGAGAAACCGGCTTACTCAGGCCATTGGCTCGCATGTAAGCCAGATAGGCGTGATACAAATATTTGCGCGGGTTGAATGGCACAATCTCCGCATTGCCGATAAACATTCCATCGCAAACTACCGACGCCATCAGATAACCGCAGAAATCCACCAGCGAATCCCCTTCTCGCTTGATAGCCAGTGCTTCTTCTGACTTCTGCTGTTCGTGCAGCAGCTGTTTGGCTTCGTCCTGGCTTGCAAAACGGGTCAGCAGATGGCGAATGATGACGGCCAGCTCACCTTCTATCTTTTCAGCCAACATCGTATCGCGCTCGTTTTCCGGAACTATTTCCGTGAAGTTGAATATAACTCGGCGGCGCGATATCCCACCACTCCGGTCGCTGAAGGTCATTGCATTGTTGTTGACCGCCAGCACCACAGCCTGAATACGGGTTGAATATGGCGCTTTATGCTTAGGATCGATAGAAACCTTGTCACCGCCGGTAATTGCCTTAATCCCGGCGCCATCGCCAGCATAGCGGGTCATATCCGGCATGATGATAAGTGAGTACCCAACCACCAGCGCTCTATCTCTGGCATCCTCCAGCGCTTTCATGCTGGCTGATACAGTATTGGCCTTGCCCGCAAGCATGGTGCATATTTCCGCCATCACACTTTTACCGCTACCGCCGGGGCCCGTAACCTCAAGGAACAGCTGCCAGTCGTACCGGTTCGCCAGCACCATAAATAGCGCCGCCAGCACACGGTCTGTTTTGCGGTCGTTGTTGGCCACGGAACGGCGTAACCACTTCCAGAAGTTCGGCGCATGGCTGGCCAGTGTCTCCCCCTCAGCTGGTGGACTGAATGGCAGTTCACTGGCAATCAACAACCAGTCGGTTTTGCTGTGCTCCCTGAACTGCCCCGTCCGGGTATCAAATACGCCGTTGCTGAAGCCAATGAGGTTGCGGGCTGTTACGCCCATCACCGGCAGACTCAGCTTCATGGTTTCCACCGCCGATTTGATGGCGTTCTGCGAATAGGCTACCTCAGCATCAATGTAAATCTGCGCCATTGCCCGTTGCAGCTCTTTATCCGGGAGTGGATTCCAGATCACACCGTTATAGTGGTGAACCATGTCCGAATCAGCATGAATAGCCAGGTCTCCATCGTAATGGGCCAGCAGCACTTGCCCGCGCTGGCTGGCCCCCATCTGATTAAGAGCCGGGCTAACTTCATCATGCGCTGGTTCTCTTTTCGTCACTGGCAGATTTACTACTGTGCTTTTTCCTTCCCTAATCCGATTAAGATGATCGCGCCAGTCCTCCGGATGAGTATCGGGAATACCCTTATAAAGTTTTGCCTCCTGTACCCCAGCCTGTGCCAGCTTGGCACCAATGGCACTAATCATCGACGTCTCGATATCGCCAGCCAGGTACACCCGCGCAGCTCGGCGGCCATCATCGATAATGCGCAGATTATCCAGTTCCTCCAGTTGCCGCGGGCCAAGATAAACAGGAGGTGTGGTATCTTCCGCGATCTGCTTTCCTAACCCCTCTTCCCAGCCTTTGGCATGACTCCACGCGTCGGCACCCGCGAAAATAATCGCTTCTGTAAACTTGTCTTTCGGCAGCGCCTTTACGTTAGGTGCATTTTTCACTTCGGGATCCCTCCGCTCATTTGGAATTTGCCTATCAGCGGATGAAACCAGTAGGCCGAACCGTATTTTCTTTTTGCGCTACGGAGAACCAGTCGGGCCGCTTCCCTGAATTTCTCATCAGGCACAATAAAACCACCTGATTTCAGCTTAACCAACATAACGCCCGTATTTTTCGCCAGTTCCTCCGCTTTTTTGGTAGAAATGCCATACTCAGCCGCCAGCGTAGCGACAGGAGTCATACCGGGAGGGATTTCACCGCCCTGACTATCAGTCAGCGCTCTTACTTTTTCTTCAAGAACGTTGACTTTCTCCACCAGCAGATCAAAGCGTTTTTCCAGTTCATTGAATTTGACGTTGCTGTTCATGACTGAACCTCCGAACAACTTTCAAAACGTTCGCGCTCTGCTTTTAAGAAGCTATCCAGATTAGAGGCCAAAGACTCAAACAGCTGTCCAAGCGCGGTGATTTCGCCGTCCTCCATTGCATTGGGATAACACACCAGCATAGTCGCCACGATTTTTGCTTGGGCAGCGCTAAGCGATGCAAGACGCAATTCTTCTTCATGCTCTTCAAGGTTTTTTAGATCAGCTACATAGCGCAGTTGTGACTTAGTCATTTCGAGCCTCCAGAGGGAGGCTGATTTCGCCTCCCATAATTGACCAGAGAGTTGCTCGATTTTTGTCAGTCCAAGTAAACGAATAGGGACTTTCAGTACGGATCTTTGCTGCAAAGGTTAGATGCCACTCAGGGAAGATTGCTCGAGCATCCTCCTCCGAATCTGCATCACATCTGAGGACTACAGGTGAACATTCAGAAAGCGCTTCTCGGGTAGCCAAGAATAGCCATGTAAATTTGGGGTGAGTTTGGGTATGCTGTGTTCCAGCCATAGTCGTTACTCCAGTTAACGGTTTGGTTAGACGCCCCGGCAGTGATTCCAAGCACTTCGGGGCGTTGCTTTTGTTACGTCACACGTGATAACGTACGTACATAATAATTACATACTATGAGGTTACGTACGTACGTGTCAACAATAAAGCGCGATAAAACTCCGAAAGGAGAAGGTTGGTCTCCGACCTTCCAGTTAAGAATAAATCCAGAATTAAGACAGCAAATGAATGAGGCTGCAGAGCGTGAAGGAATCAGTCTGGGCAATTGGCTCAAAAAGCTTGCTCGTGAGGAGTTGATAAGGCAAGGAATCAAACCTAAAGCTTAATAAAGCCCCTTTCGGGGCTTTATTTTCATCCGCGATAAGGTAATTTGGAAATTTCAACATCAACATTTTGATAACCAAATTTCAATAAAAGCATTTTAATGCCATTAACTATAAAATCAGGATCCTTTGCAGGGCCTATAATAATTTTTTGGATAGGAAGTTTCGCTTTCCCCTTCATTCCTACACTTATATACGGGATCAGTCCATTAGCATTAACTCTAAACTTAACATCCATCATTTCGGCATCAGGGGAAAATATGAATCTATATTCATTTTCCTCTGAGAAACCATCATTTTTGAAAAAAGGAGTAATCTGATTAATCATTGTAAATGCACTGATATACCAAACAAAGTTGTCATCTATAGTTTGGGGGTTAAGATTTATTTTTTGAAAAAATAAATTAATGCTTTCATTCATTTCAACCGTACTTATTTCACTACAATAGTTAACCTTATCATGTTTGAAACGCATTCCTTCAGAATCAATTCCATATATTAATTCATCCTTGTCAAATTCTATACAAACGCCTTGATGAGCACCATATCCTCTCCACTGGCTCAACTTATCTGAATCCAAACAAAAAGAAATATTATAGATATTTTTTTCGCGTGTATTCCCTTCTTTACTTAGCTCACCTTTACAAGCATTAAGTGCATTCTGCAATATTTCTTTTTTCTTTTGAGATATAACTTTATCATCAAGATATTTAATCGTATTTTCAAAACAATAGTAACCATGCACAGCCTCGTTCCTATCATTTAGAAAATATAGATTAGTTGCCCAAAGTGATTTACTTTCAAGCATCCCTTTCAAACCACCCAAGTCCGTATAATGAAATAATCCCATACCAAATCCTCTATTAACTTATCCAGTTAACACCTCTAATCCATGCCTGAACTTCAGAGAGGCGATAAGCTACTGTAGTAGCCCCGATCTTAATCCGTTTTGGAAACTTCCCTTCCCTCTCCAGCTTCCAGCGAGTGCTGTTCACAAGAGTAGTTAGTTCTCTGCACTCTTTCTCACGGATCATACGATCAATGTTAGGAATGTACTCGAGACTCTTTTTATCAACAACTGCCATTTTTGATCTTGATTAATCTTGTTTTGAGGATGGCTACTTTCCCTTATAGTAGCGTGAAGGTGTAACAAAGAGAGCTTATCTATCAAGATTCCTCAACCAGTGGAGCAGATCACTAAGAAGCCATCCTGCCCCCGCTTTACCAATTTTACGTCGCTGCGGGTACGCCTCATTCTGCTCCATCTCCCACGCTGACGATCTACATAGTGAGGTGATATCACGACGTTCTTTCTCACGAACAATACGGTCGTATGGAACACCATACTCGTTCAGTAACTGCCGGCGTTGCTCAGGGGTTGGTTCAATAAATTTTTTCATTAGCAAAAATCCTATAAAAAAACCCGCCTGAAAAAGCGGGTCTGGATTGAAAAATGTCAGTTTATTGTGCTCTGGTCTTTATCCATTCTTGCACTTCAGAAAGCCGCCAGGCACAGATTTTAGGGCCTAGCACCAGATGCTTCGGAAACTGTCCCTTTTTCTCCATGAAAGCACGAGTTGATTTTGGTAGACCAGTCATCCAAAAACATTCCGGTTCTCGGATAACACGTTCCAGATCTGGTATCAGTTCAAGCTCTGCTTTACTCATGAATTTATACATTGGGACTTTCCTCCTTGGCATCCGAACGGATCAACGAATTCAAGTAGTCTACCCATCTCGTCAGTGCATCAAGTTTTGCCGCCAGATATTGGCTACGATTATAAATTCCCATAACCCCCGGTAGCGTATGTCCCAAGAGCTGTTCAACAACATGGGGATCAACCCCCATGTCATTTAGGTTGGTTGCAAGAACTCGGCGAAGGTCATGTAAGCACCATGATTTTTCATGTCTAAATTTACGCCAGAAACGACCACCTACTGTGCTCATAACTGTCTGTTTTGCAAATTCACCATTAAGTAGGCGCTCGGTGCCCTCCTCCTCTGCAATTGCACGAAGGTTTACAAGCCATTGACGGATTTGCGGGGGGATTGGGCGAACAATTTCGCGCCCATTCTTGCTGTGTTCTTTGGGCACTGTCCAAATCCACTCTTTAAAGTCCCATTCATTCCAGAGCGACTCCCGCAATTCACGTCCACGGCAACCGAATACCATCATTATGACAAGTGTCACCCTGTTAACTGGTGATAATTTGGTATTGTTTTCCTCAGTATTCGCCCAATACCAAACGTCCCGCACTTCATCAGCCGTGAGTACACGATCCCTTTTTTGCGCCCTTTCCCCCATATCCATAACGGTAAAATCATCCAGTTCGCTGGAGATAGCATAACGGCGTACCCGGCAAAACTTGAGCGCCTGTTTTACGTCTCGGAATGTATGACCAGCAGCTACCGGAGCTGTTTTTCTCACTTCATCAAAACACTTTACCCACATTGCTGCATTACACAGGGTTAGAGGTACATCCCCCAGGCGACCATAAATGTATCGGGCAAACCGTTGTTCACAGACCTCCCAAGTTCTGCGCTTAGGCTTGGCGTAATACTCTAACCAATAATCAAGCGCATCTTTTACGGTAACTGGCCTTTCCGACACATCAGTGATTAAGCCGATCCGGTGACGTGGGTCGATCCCTTCAGCAAGCCAAGCCCTACATTCATCACGTTTATCTCGTGCCATTTTCAATGACATATCAGGATACTTGCCCAGCGTCAGCCATATTGGGGAAGTATCCCTACCGCCCAAGCGGTAGAACATCACAAAGCTCACAGCCCCATTCTTGCTAACTCTCGCCGACATTCCGCGACCGTCTGAAATCAACCGCTGCTTAGTCTGCGATTTACCCTGTAGCGCTTTTAGTTGCCTATCACTAAGTTTATTTTCTGCAGCCATCTTCTCACTCTCTGCTCACACAAAAGCAATACACACTGCAATACACAGTGGCCCGTAACGGAGAAAACGGATGCGATCATGCTCGAACATCAAAATCAAAAAAAACCATAACTCTCATTAAGTTAACGAACAATCACGAACACTACCGTTCCTCTGAAACCTCTATGTTGTATGCTCGTGATATT